GTTGATATTGCTTTTGTTCTCACATAATAACAAAGTGTCTTTAAACCTTTTTCCCAAGAATAAAAATGTGAAGAATTGATTTTTGATAAGGTCGGATTGCTCATATAGATATTCATAGATTGTGATTGGTCTATAAATGGAGCCCTGTCAGATGCCATATCAATTAATTCTCTCTGCGAAATTTCCCAAATGGTTTTATATTTTTGAATTAAATGCTCAATTCTTTTAACTTTGGAGTTATACCTTTTATCTTCTTGGTCCAAATAATTATTAAAGTTTATTCCCTGAACTGACCCTTCATTTAGAATAATTTCATTTTTTAAATCTTCACACCAAATTCCAATTTTTTCAAAATCATTAATTAAATATTTGTTAACAATTAGAATTTCTCCACCAACCACTCTTCTATTAAAAATTGCGGAGTGGGCTGGTTCTGTCATTTCATATGAACCTGTAATCTTGGCTGAAGATGCAACAGGCATTTGGGCCGTAAATAGAGAGTTACAAACACCATATTTACTAACATTCTGTTTCAAAATACCCCAAGGCCATCTTCCTGACAACTCATCTTCTTTTAACCCCCACATATCAAATTGGAAATTACCTTGTGACATAGGAGAACCTTCAAAGTGTGAGTATGGTTTGTATTTACCATCAATACACAATCTATTACTTTCAGTGATAGCCGCGAAATAGATAGTTTCAAAAATTTCTTTATTCAATTTACGAGCATCATCTGATGTAAAAATGTAATCCATCAAATAGAATACGTCTGCAAGACCTTGAGTTCCAATCGCAATGGCTCTTTGAGCAAGTCCTCCAATTTTACCCTTTTCAGTTGAGTAGTTATTAATGTCAATGACTTTGTTCAAAGCTCTTACAACTTTACGAGTTTCCTCATACAATAATTGGTGATTAAATTCCCCGTCTTTAACAAAGTTCTTCAATACCATAGATGACAATGTGCAGATTGCGGTAGTGTCCTCATCAGTATATTGATAAATCTCATTACAAAGATTTGATTGTTTGATTACACCAATGTTTTGATGGTTTGTCTTCTTATTAGCATTGTCTTTAGAACATAGATATGGAACACCTGTTTCAATTTGTGACTCAATAATCTTATTCCAAATTTCCTGAGCTTTAACCTTTTTACCAATACCTAATTCAACCGCCTTGTTGTAATTAGCTTCATACTCATCACCATAACATTCTTGTAGTGGTTTAATGCCCGACTTCTTAATATCATTAGGACAGAACAAATACCAATCTTCATTGTTCTTTACCGCCCTCATAAAATTATCAGGAATCCAAAGTGCTGTGAATAAATCACGAGCTCTTAATTCTTCAGCCCCTGTGTTCTTTTTAATATCTAATAAATCAAAGATATCTTTATGCCAAGGTTCCAAATAGATTGCCGCTGACCCTGGTCTTCTTCCTTGTTGGTTGAAGAAACGAAGTGACTCATTAACAATCTTCAAGTACTTCAATAATCCACCAGCATATCCTCCTGATGAGTTGATACGACTTTCCTTACTACGAATATTTGACATACAAAGACCAATACCTGCGGCGTCTGATGAATATGTTGAAATGTCTCTCATAGTATCCAAAAGACCTTCACGAGAATCTTCATCGTTGTATTTTAAAACACAAGATGCAAGTTGTGGGGTCTTTGTGCCGGCATTAATCATAATCGGAGTTGCCGGTGATATTAATTGATTAGATAATGAAGTGTAATACTCAACCGCCTCCTCAAACGATTTAGTAACCCATAGGGCAACACGCATATACATATGTTGTGGTCTTTCAACAACTCTACCACTTGGTAGTTTCAAAAGGTACATTTCTTGTAATGAACGCCAAGCGAAGTAGTCAAAGTTATAATCATTATCGTGATTAATAATTTCATCAATTTTACTTGGTCCGTACTGTTCAATAGTTTCCATTAATTTATCATTAACAATACCATCAACGTGTAGGGTATGCATTACGTTAGAGAAACTTGGGTCTGTTTCTTTATGATATGATGATATTGCAACTGATGATGCCAAACGAGAATAGTCATGGTGACTACCTGTAAATGCCGCAGCAATTTCATAAATTAACTTATCCAAATCCTTAGTAGTGATAATACCTTCAGTTGGAACTGAAGTTATTACCTTGATGAATATTTCGTCAGAATTGACCGTTAATCCTTTAGCGGCTCTTTTAATTCTGTTATAAATTTTTTGTGGGTTAAACGACGCATCGTCACCACTTCTTTTTTTAATTCTAAGTGACATCATAGTTTATAAAGATAGTAAATTAAAAGTCATCAGTAAATGAGAGGGACTCATTTAATTTTGCTTTTTGATATTCGACTGTTCTAGATTCAAAGAAATTACCTTTTGTTTCAACGGCAATTTGTTCCATAAATTTAAATGGTTGTTCAACATTAAATTGTTTCTTACATCCCAATTTAACAAGAAGTCCATCAACCACAAACTCCAAATATTGTTTCATCAAGTTTTGATTCATACCAATAAGTGAAACGGGTAATGACTCTGTAATAAATTCTTTTTCAATTTCAAGTGCAGATAAAAGAATTTCTTTAATTCTTTTTTCACTTGGTTTGTTCTCAACATGGTTATTTAGCAAGTGAATTGCAAAATCACAATGTAAGTTTTCATCTTTAAAAATCAAAGAATTGGCGTTACACAAACCTTGCATAATTCCACGAGATTTTAACCAAAAGATAGAACAGAATGAACCTGAGAAAAATATACCTTCAACGGCTGCAAATGCCACTAATCTTTCCTGAAAAGATGCATTTTCAATCCAATCTAAAGCCCATTTAGCTTTCTTCTGAACTGCAGGTAGATTGTCCAATGCAGTAAAACATTTATTCTTTTCTTCTTCGTTTGAAATGTAAGTGTCAATCAATAACGAATACATTAATGAATGTATGTTTTCCATCGCAAGTTGCATTCCGTAGAAAAACTTAGCTTCAGGGTATTGGACTTCTCTGTAAAAATTTTCAGCTAAGTTTTCATTTACAATACCGTCAGATGCCGCAAAAAATGATAGAATATTTTTAACAAAATATTGTTCATTTTCTGAAAGATTTTCCCAATCTCTAATGTCACCACTTAAATCAACTTCTTCAGCGGTCCAAAATGCCGCTTGGTGCATCTTATAATATTCCCATATATCGTTGTATTGGATAGGGAAAATCACAAATCGGTTTGGGTTTTCTTTTAATATTTTTTCCATAATTTTTTTTACTTCTGTTTTAATAATTATACTTGTTTTTGTTTTCTTTGCTCCATTATTTCTTTAATCCTGTTTCTTTTTTGTTCTTCCTTTTGTTCCTCCAATCCCAAGAAAGTAACAGAACTTTCCGTATCAATATCTAACATTTCATTGTTGAATTTACAGTTTTCAAACACGACTCCATCTTTACCAATACGTGATTTGGTAATTGCTATTGTTGCAAGATTTAATTCTTTTTGTTGTAAAGATTTAGCAACGGTAATAATAACGTGGCCCACTTGAGCTTTCTTAATTGAACCCCCCATTTGGTCCGTAGTTACAACGTCAGATGATATTGAACTTCTATTACCTTGTGTTGCCGTCCACCCAACAATATTCAATTCATGACACATTGCTTCAAAGGCTCTCATTACTGAACCCTCACTTTTCCACTCATCCTCCAAAGCTTTCTCAGGTGTTACACAGTCAATATAATCCAAAATAATCATATCAATGTGTGTTCCATCAGCAATCATCTTACGTATTTGATTCTTAATCTGACTCATAGTAAATGTATCAGATTGTAATTTTTTAAGTATCAACTTATTGGACATCTTCTCTTCAATTTCCGCAATCTTCTTAAATACTTCCTCTCTATGAGCACTAAGGTCATCGGGAGCAATACCTGTCCAACAAGTAAAATGTTTTCTTTGAATAATTTTTGGATTATCCTCAAAGAATATTTGTAAAACATTAAACCCTAGATTGAACGCATTGTTCGCAATTTTTGTTGTAAGAGTTGATTTACCAACACCTGTGGGTGCTAATATAACACCAATTTCACCTTTAGCCAAACCACCTTTTAACAAATTGTCAATACCAGGGATTCCCATAGGTATTGGGTGTCTATAATCATCCGCCAAAACATCATCTAAGTTTTCAAACACATCCCCAGTTCCTCTATCAACATTACCAACCTGTAATGCCTCACGAACCATTTCTTCCAATGTGTCATAGTTCTCAAATTCACCGTGGTCAATAATCTTTTTAGCTTTATCCATTACCTTCTGTAATTCTTGTTGTTTACAGAATTTTAAAGCTTTTTCCTGAACAAATTGAGTTCCACTTTCATCAACATTCTTTATCTCAGAAATTGTATCAAGAGTTATCTTTAACAATAACTCTTGAGCAATTTCACTTTTTGCGACTTGGTTTAAAGTATCAAAACTTGGGGAATGTTCAAATTTTTGATAGTACTCTTTAACCATTTGTACAATTAATTTAAAGTATTTGTTTTCAAAGTAAGATGGTTCTAAAACACCAACGATGGAATGGGCGAAATCTTTATCAACAATAAGTTGATTTAGTAATTGTAGTTGGAACTGATTTCCTAAGTATTCAAAATTTTTGTCCGCCATAATTCCTCTTTTTAACTAAATATCTTTAAACTAATGAGTAACCCATATATTCGTGTGTTAATTTTTTTGTAGATAACACTTCAGTTAAATTAAAAAGAATGTTCTTTAAATAAGGTCTAACATCAACTGTATATCTAATTTTTGGTGGATATATTTTGGCGTCAAAGCTATAATGACACAATACATTATCCCCATTTTTAATATAGATATTAAAATTTTCAGGACCGTCTGTAAATGAAGTATTTAAAACCTCAGGGTCGTCCATAATTTGATATTGATTATCCAACATATAGGATACTGTTTTAATTTTGAAATTGTCTTTCAAATCTTCAACAAAATTCATCATTAGGTCAGTCATTTCGACTGAACGATGAGATTTTGGGTTATACCCTTTAACGTTAAAAAATCTTTGAACAATGAAATTATTGTTCACCGTCATCAGAAACTCTAGTTTCGTAATGTCTTGTTGTTCTCTCATAATTGTTTTTTTTTACTTTTTGTTTTTTTCTTTTCTTGTTAACTTCATAAATGGTTTTAAAAAATATGTCCACGAGTCATCTCCTTTAGGAAGGTACTTAAATAATCCGTCTTCGACCATATAACGAATAATATTTTTGTAACTTCTACCTTCAGTTTCTAATGTTTCATTGACAATTTGGGAAATCTCTTCTTTGTCCTCGTCTTTGAGGAGTGGGTTTGATAAATCGACGATTTGTTCATTTACTTCAAAAAATTCGTTTTCAAATATACCTGATTTTGTCTTTCCTGTTAGAAGATTTTTTAAAGTTTGATTATCTTTTTGTTCCTTTAATAAATCTTCAGCTCGTGTTAAAATATCGGAATAAGAAACTTCTTTTTCAAGTATCTCAGGAAAAAATTTTACTAATGTTTTTTCCCCAAGTAGGTAAATACCCTCAATATTGTCAGATTTATCACCTGTCAATATTTTTAATGTTTTAACATTATAATGAGGGAATTCAAAATCATCGAATTTAATCTTGTCCCCATGTTTAAACGTACTTTTAAGTGAAGGTGAGTATATGGACACATTTTCAGATATTAATTGAGTTAAATCCCTATCTGATGAAAAAATTAATTTTTCTTCATTCTCAGATATGTGACAGTAGTGAGCAATTAAATCGTCAGCTTCTCTACCAGCAATTTCAATTTGTCTAATGTATACTTCTTCGAGATATTGTTTAATCCTATTTTTCTGTTTTAAATAAGACATAAAAATAGGTTCTTCCATAGTTAATCTACGGTTTTGTTTGTACTTGGGGTAAAGAACTCCACGAATACTCGTAGAGTCCTCTCCATCCCAGAATACCACCACTTTATCAAAGTTTTGTTCTTCAATAAATTTTCTTAATGTGTTAATGAAGTGATAAATTGCCCCAATATGTTCTCCATTGTGGAAGTAATCCTTCACACCATGAAACCCAATCTTCATCAAATTATTCCCATCAACAAGGAGCGTTTTTTTCACAAAAAAATATTAAAATGGTTCGTTTTCGTTTTCAAAAGTTTCTTCAGTTTCATCAAGAGTGATTTCTCCTGTACCTGAAAGAATTGCGTTCCAATATTGCGAATACTCTTTTTTATATTTTTCAAGAGCGTCTTTATCGTCAGCAATGTATCCTTGTGGTGTTGCGATAATCTTACCATCTTTATATCCTAAACCGTTAATATGATTCTTTAGGACAGAGATTTTAGTTCTGATAGCGTAAGATACTGTTCTACCATTTTTAGTTGCGGTAATATGATTGATGCCTGCGTTTTTCTGATTACCAAATAGGAACACAAGTGCCGATGCTAACCACATTGCCTCTCCACCTTTTGCCTTAATTGTTGGTTGCCCAAATGGATTATCAGGTAATTCAACCCAAGGTTGGTTAACTACAACCATAGTATTAGTATATGGATAATCTTCTTTACGAGATTTAGTAATTCGAGCTTGGATGCCCATGCCGATTTTATCCGCCAATACAGATGCATTGTGTTGTTTTCCACCCTTACCATCAAAAGTCATCTTACAAGGAATTGAACCAACCGAGTCCCAAAGGAAACAAAGTGAATAAGGAATATTACCCTTTTCTTGTTCATCTAATAACTCGTTAATATAGTCAGTAACTTGTTCAATATAATCAAAGTTATCGTTGAATATAAACTGTCCGTCCCATTCCCCATCAGACATTTCCGCCTGAAGTCCTAACTCCACGGCGTGGTCCCACGACCACTTTTTTTCGCTAATAATGAAAACGGGTAAATGCCCCTTCTTCTGAGCCGATACAGCGGCTTTAACAAGAGCTGTGGTTTTTGAAGAGTTTGAATGGCCGAGGAACATATTGATGTTACCCAAAGCAGGACCAGGTAAACCACAAGCACTATGAAAAGCTTCGTCGACTTCATAGAACTCCGTATCTTTGTATTTAGTTTTTGTAGAATACTTGTTTTTGATTGCATCTAATGAAAATTCTTTTTTCTTTATTGCCATAAATGTCTATGCGTTTAAATTGTTTGTATAAAAATAAATAAGGATGGACACTTTGTCAATGCAAATGCCCATCCTTGTAAGTTTTAAGAAAATCTTAGATTAACTCTATCTTTTCTTTTGTAGTTATAAATTTTTTCAATTAACTCAATATATGATTCAGTTCTTGTACAATCCAATAATGATGTTGGTTGTTGTTTTAATTTTAAGATAAATTCTTCAAAAATAAAATATGGATTGTTTAATAACGACATCATTGCGTTTATGAAATTTGTTCTTTTATATCCTAAATAATATGGTTTAATTACCAATAATTTTTCCATAAAATCACAAGCTCTTTCATAATTTTCAATTTTAAAATCTCCGTTTCTGAAATCTTTAGTGTACGAACTTTGATGTTTCCATTTTAATATTTTTTGAGAGTCCGAGTGATTTAACTTATATGTGTTTTTAAAAATCTGATACTTCACATAATTTGGATTACCCTGATTAACAAAACACCTCATGTAATCATCATTTGTCCAATTTGTATTATTTGTATTCAATCTTCTCATTTCTTCTTCACCATATCCAGGAATAACAACATAAAACATTGGTAAATTAAGTTCTTTGATTGCTAAAAATCTGTGTTGTCCGTCACATATTTCATTTTTTTCATTTACAGTTATCAATGTGAACAAATAATGTTGCTTCATTGATTCTTTTAAAGATTTCACATGTGGCTCGTTAACGGGACGATTTGAGGGGTGAAATTTAAAAATAAAATAATCTGTTGTACAATTTATTGAAGGTATAGTAATTGTCTGACTTATATTCATAATTTTAAGTTTTTAGAAGTTAAAAATTAGAATGGTAAATCGCCATCGGGTTCGTCACCAGCTTGTGGGTCAACAATTGACATATTTCCACCAACACTCATTTCAGATGCTTCGTCTCCGTAGACATACTTACCCAATTCAGATGACCATCTTGGAGTTTCTCCACGAGCAATTGCTTCCAAATACTCAACAGGTTTTTTAGAATAAACATCAGCCCAAGTAAGTGGGTCTTCAATCCATGACTTAGCCGTATTAGCGTCTGTGTGAACAGGTGATGGGTCATCGTGCATTACAGTTTGGATAACTGTGTAGGTAGCGCCTTTTGGAGTTTTTGCCTTAGCCAACTCAATGATTAAGTCACGACCATTAACAGGGTCAGTAATATCACCTTTAGCTTTCCAAATTGGGATGATTTTATCCAAGATACCTTCGTTCTTGTAGTTGTGTTTGAATCTCCAAAACTTAACACCATCAGCTTCATTGTCACGGTCAATAACCTTTACAATGTAGAATTTACGAGGTTTGTAAGATTTTGCAAGTTCTCTATCGGACTCTTTACCAGTAGACATCAATTCGTCATGAATTTCAGTCAAAGGTGAACGCTCATTGTCGTTTTTACCTGGGTCGTAGATTTTATTCCACTTACCTTCAACTTGTACCTCATGGTACCACACTTCTTTAAAAGGTGATGAACCGTCAGGAGTTGGTAAAATACGAAGACGTTTTTGTCCCGATGTTTCATTCTGCGTCAAGATAGCCGCAAAATACTTTTTCATTCTGTCTTCTTGAGACATTTTGTTAGCTCCGTTTGAGCCTCCTTTCGCTTTTTCATACTGAGCGAGAACAGCATCTAGTGAATTTGTCGCCATGATATATATAAATTATTAGTTAATAAACAAGTATAAGTGTGTCAGCCGTAATAGTCAAACGAGAAATTAAAACTTAATTGGTTTAAATGCGTTGTCCGAATTTAAACTAATATCATTAAAAGTATTTTTAATTTCAGAAGGTGAATAATCTTCAATTTCATCAGTAGTTAAAACATATTCATTTTTTCCAGATTTTTCAATATCTTCAGATTTATCAGAAAAGAAATCTGTCAATTTTTGATTAAATGGTCCTGAATCAATACTTCTAAGTTCTAATTTTTCTTGAGGCGTTTTTTCTCTGTATTTTTCAATCTTCGCCTCGATTTGATTTAATTTTTCAATAACAGAATTCATTTCTCCTAATTTACTCTCCAAATTACTTAATTGTGAAAATAAATTATTAAAATATTCTTCTTGTTTTGTTTCAATATTTTTTTGTGAATTTACTAAATCGGTAATATCCAATTCTTCACTACCACTTTCTTCTGTTTTCTCATCCCCTATTTTTTCAACATCGGGGTCTGAATTAACATCTACAGGTGCGGTAGTATCTTCAGCCGGAGGTGTTTCACCACCTGTTTCAGGAGAAGTAGGAGGTGCGGTTTCAGCTCCAGGTTCTGCAGGTGGAGTTTCAGCTCCAGGTTCCGCAGGTGGTGCAAGTTCAGCTTCTTGTTCTAAGATATAGTTATTAATTTTTTTATATCTCTCAAGTTCTTCAATTATATTGTTAGCAATTCCCATCTTATCCGTTTAATAATTGTTTGAAACCTTGTTTTGTTTCAACGTTTATTTTTTTGTTAGTATATAAAGTATTATCGACTCTTTCAATTAATCCGTCTTTCATTCTGATTGTATAACAATCTCCGGTATCTAAATCACAAACTTCTTTAAATCCATTACCTTTATCGGTTTCAGTGATTCTTGTATTCTTACCAAGATATCTATCTAATAATTCTTTAGTTGCCATAGTTTTTTTTATATAAATATATTAATTAGTGAAAAAGATTATAATTCTTCCTTACAATATCTCTAAGATAGGCAATGTCATCAGGAAATCCAAATAAGAATTTATCATATACTTGTGGGTCTTTAGTAACTTTGTTATATGGAAAATATTGTATATATGCCTCAACAAATTTATTGGATAAACTTTGGGAATCTCCAAAATTATTTCTAATGACATTTAAAAACAATTCACAATATTTTAAATTACAAAACTGTATAGAATTTTCTAAATTTTGAAAAACCGCAATTGGTATTTGTTCGTTTTTCTTATTAATCACACACAAATATCCTTTACCAATAAGGTCATTTAAATTACCTCCAAATTTATCAGGTATATCTAAACTAACTTCAGCATAATTATAAAATTGTCCTTTAAATGAATTTCCATTCCAAGAGCCGATGGCAAATAAATTATATATAATTTCTTGTCTTTCTTTACTGATTCCTAAATTAGTCATAGCACTTAGTACCATATCTTTAGAACTTTCAGTTTCAATTGGACTTATAAATGGATAATCACTGTATAAACTTGGAGTTGGTTTACACGCTTGAGTTTGAGCGACAGGTTTGTTGCCTAAGAAATTTGCAGATATTTTATCATTTGCCGCGATTGAATTTGTTAAAGGTAACTGAGATGGTTGTTGGTCTTGTTTTTGAGCGGTTTGAATACTGCTTAATATTTGTTTATTTATACTTTGTAATAATACATCAACGGTTGGGAATGTTGACACTTTTTGTCTTGTACCTGTAAAAGTAGTTCTAAATGAATCTGTAGTAATTGTATGTGTTACTTCGTCAATTAAGAATGTTCCAGCAAATAATGGTACATTCCTAAGTGCGAAAAACATGGTTGGTTGAATCATTGCATTACCCATACAACTTACAGTAGCTCCATAACTTCTTTGTTTGTAAATGTTATATAAACTTACACTTTGTGATGTTGTACTAACTCCTTTAGATAGATTAGCCAAGTCGTATTCAGCCTTTAAAGATTCCGAGGTTGCCTGTCCAATGTCTTGTGAAATTTGAATACCCTCAAATACACTTTGATTTTGTAACCCAAAATCAATGACAAACCCGCAAACTTTATTCGATAAAGCCTTATCTATATCGGTTTTTTTACTATCATCAATGAGTAATGTGTTATTTCCAGTTTTTTCAAAATATATACCATCATCATTGTAACCACTGATAGGGTCAGGATTATTTAAGTAATTTGATGGCACATCCGCATATTGACAAATATACTTAGTTCTTGAATCTTGGTAATCAACAGTGGTATATGTACCAAATAAAGAATTTGCAAAATCGTCAGGGTTATAAGGTTTGGGTGATAGTCCGGGTTTTTGTATGTTATAAAAATTTATATAAGATGGCATTACAAACGGAACAAGATGAGCATCTCTTATTATACTGTCAATTAACACAAATAAACTAGTTTTTGGGTCAAGGCTCTTTAAATAATCCTTAACTTTATAAACATCAACATAAACTTGATTTCCAATATCTTTATTAGCCCTATCAAAAAATAAAAAATCTTCAAACAATGTTTCGGTTTGGTAATTATTACCCGCAACCCATTTATCATTTAGAGCTTTAAACATGTCATAATATTCAAATTTAGATTGACCACCTTCAGTTACATCCATATTACTTTCGTAATTTCCACCTTCACTGTACACAGGTAATTCCTTTTTCAATTTAATATCCAAACTTTGTAAAATATTGTCAGCCAATCTAGCTTTAGATTCTAAATTTGTCTTTATAACTAAATTTTTAAATGTTTCTTTAGTAAACCCATTATATCTTGAGGTCGCATACATTTTAATAATTTCTGAAAAATTTTTAATATTTTCTTCATTGAATCCAATATTAAAATCAGGGAAAAAATCTGTAATATACGAACCGTTATCCCCATAAACTAAGTTGTTTAGTGTTGAAAACCCAACATAAAGTTCAAGAGCTTTCCAAGTGTCAGGTTGGAATGTTTTTGAATTTTGCAATGTTGTACTTCCTCCACTAGTTGGTAAAGACCCTATTACATATGTCGATATATTATCTTTAGAATGTAACAATGGTGTGTCAGTAAACATGTAAAACTTCTTATAATCGAAGTTTTCAGGATTACCCTTTTTAATTATTAAATCATAGTTTATTGTTGATGGCAAATAATTAACAAAGTTTTTGATTTGGTCATTTTGAATCTTTTTAATTTGTTTATTTAAATCTAAAGATGTAACATCATCAAATACCAAATCAATGGTTAATGCCTCGATTAATATTTTTTGGAAGGTTAAACCGTCAATACTTTTTTTAGAACTTTGACTGAAGTTTTTAAAGTATTCTTCAAACATATCCAATTCTTTTTTAGTAAAAACTGCAAAAATTTCTTCAATATTTGTGTACGAATTGGTAGGGGTATTATCTAGTAAATCAAATGAATTTTGTAAAGTTTCATCTGATTTTATTTTTTTAAAATATTCTTTATACGTTGGTAATTTTATCGTGCTAGTTTTAAAATACCCATAATTGGGTGCTCCCCATAATAATCTTACAGAACCATCTAAAACTGATTGGTTATCAACAAAATCAAAATTATCTTTGACTATAGGTGTTGAGCCAGGTTTTAATCCCTCATATGCAGGTTGATTGACAATTGAACCAAAAGATGGTGTTGGTATATAATATTTTTTAGATGAGTCACTTTTTAACTCGTTTTCTATTATAATGGACCACCCTTTTAAATCTATTGTTTTATTCCCTTGTAATGCTAATATGTTTGAGGAGCTTGCATTTTTAAAAAGAATTTTTGCGGTCCCAACTTTTTCATTAATCTTATCTTGGATAGTAGTATTGTCTTGATATATGTTAGTACCATTAACAAAATAATAAAAGTCATTTAATAGTTTTGGATAAAATCCAACATTTTGTTTAACTAATGTTTGAGTAGTATTATTCGTTTGAGGTGTTTGAGTACTTTGTAATGTGAAGGTGTACGCACTATTTAAATACACGCCATCAATTACATACTCTTTTGCCTTGTTTGAGTTTATTGGGTCGTAATTTTGAGCAGCATTAAAACTTGTAAAAACTGAAGACATATAATCAGAAGTCCCTCCCGACAAAACACTACTTTTATATCTATTCCATATTGAGCCAATTTTAATTACCCATAGTTTAGGTAACGCATGTACCGCTCCGAATTTTCTAAAAGTAGAAGCAATATAATCTAAATCATCTCCTGATGAACCGTTTTCTATTTTATATTTTTCCCTTAAAGTTGACAGAGGTAAACTATTGATAAACAAATAAGCCGCTTTCAAATATGCGTAATTTATATTTTGTCTATCATTTTCAACCCCTTCCTGTAAAGCATTAATGAAAAATGGAGTGTTTAACATGGATGTTGTTTTTTCATTTTTCCATAAACTACTCATATCACTTAATGTCCCTTCAGTAAAAACATCATTAGTTTTCCTATTATTATAAAATTCATCAAGGTTAAATGAATCTGTGATGTCTATTAAATTCTTTAAAGTTTTAAAATTTGTAAAAGGTCTATTACTTTTTTTATCACCAAAATTACCAAAAGCATTTTGACTTAAATAATTGGCAATTTTTTTAATATTTTTATTATATACTATCGATTTGTTCGTATTGAATACTTTTGCAGGGTCAGAATTTTCTTTACCGTTTGAGAGGTTTTCTAAATTCCATTGTGATACAACAAACGGATATGTTGAGGTGGGTGGTACTACATTATTTTTATCTGACTTGATATAATTTTCAAATTTAGTTTCAGATTGAACTTCAACATTAATTGCTGGTAAATCTCGATTATAAATGTCAAAACTATTTTCGATATTATTAGCCAAATATTCTGTCACAATATTACCATACTGATAGTTCAAATACTTTGGGTTACTAGTTGTTAGTTTAGTAGTCAAAACCTGTTCTAAAATTATTGTTGAAGCCAAAGAAGTAGTTTTGAAAAAGTTTGGAACATCTATTGAATTAGATATAACTCCTTCTAAAAAATTTTTTACTTCAGAGTCAACTAAAAAATCAATTAACTCATTATCAGTTTTTTCTATAAAATTATTATAATGTGAAATTAATCGTACTCTTTCAGCGTATTCTAATAAAATTTCAGATAAAATAACTTTACTATAAACAATGTTTGTTGGGAAAGTTTCAAATCCACTCACCAATAATCTATTTACTAAATCTAAATTAGTTTTCTTACCTGTTGTAACAGGTGGAAAATTTCTTTGGATGTATCCTTTAACAAACTCTTCAACAAATTCAACCTCAGGCCAAATTTTATAATCTTTACCATTCGATAAGTTTATATATTTTGGGTCACCAGGGTATTGTAACTCTATTTTTTTATCCCCGTTTACAGTTTTTTCAACCGCAAATTGAGGCCAAGGGTAAACAGGAAATCCTTCCCCTTTAATATCATCAGGTACACCTTGTTTCTTTTTTGGATTGTCCCTTTCTTTAAAAGCATTTTCATGTACTTCGTTTAACAACCTAAGAAACCCTTCAGCCGAAGCCATAATAACCGCAACTACATTTCTAATAGTCGGGTCAAATCCTGATTTATTTGAAGATTTAAGTAACTTTGAAAGTTTATCCTGTAAATCTTGTTGAATTTCTTCTTCCTTTTCACTTAACTTGGTTTCTATTTGAGATATTTTTTCATTAAACTCATTTGGTCCTGTCCAACTATATAGATTTGGTACGTTAGTTGCAGGAGCTTGTTGTCCTGAGGTATATGGTGATGTTGTAGAATTAACAATTGAGCTAAGTGAAACGTCAATTCTATTAGATTCTTCTTCTTCCGCACTAGGGAATAAATTCTTAATCTCTGTTTTTAAATTTTCTAATTGGTCCGCAGTAGGTTTAGCACCGGCATTTCTTTTTCTAAATGTTAATTCTGCATTATCTAATAGTATTTGAGAATTAGGGTTTGTATATAAAACTGTTGTTGGAATTAAATCCACCGTAGATATTGCATATTTACCAGATGAAAATGTTTTAACATTTTTTAATTGTAAACTAAATTTACCAAAAATAGCAACCAACTCTCCAAATGCAGTAGTTTTTATTTCATCCTTTGTATTTGGTTTAAAAGTGTAGATTGGGACTTCTTGTCTAAACCCATTACCATTTGTCGACTCTATTACATAATAATATGGATTTTCTAAATCCAAATATTTTATAACCCAAGATTCAGGAGAAACTGCAGTAATTACTGATTTTCTGTAGTTAGATAAAATTTCTTTAAAGGTTGGGATATCGTTTAGAATATCCATTGAGATTGACCCAAAACTTTTTAATTTAGACGCAATAAAATTTTCTAAAACTGTAATTAACTGATTAACAGTTAATTCAGGAAAATCATTACTTATTAAACCTTTAGATTTATATTCTTTATAAACTTGTTGTATTTTTTCATACCCTCTTTGTGAGAATTTAGTCACAGCATTCGCCCCTAATGATGGTAGATTAGTTGTTTGTCCTCCAACATTTTCAGTAGTTCTTCTAACATACATTTGCGGTAATGCTAAAATTTCACCAAAAGTTACATCATTTAACACACCAAAATTATAACCTATAAAATTCAAAGTTATCTCAAAATTTGAAGTACTTTGGTTAAAACTGGTTGCAAATTTTGTCAGTAAAAGTGGGTATCTAACCGCTTTACCATAAAAACCTTTTAGTGTTAAGTAAAAGGTTGGATAGGGTAAATTAAAAAATGCTGAATATATACTTGAATTACCTTGTTCAAATAACGCCCTTCCTTTAGAATCTTCTAAACTAATAGATACTATAGGTGTTTGTGAACGACTAACTTTAAAATTAATTGCAGTTATTCCTAATAATTCACCATTTACAACATTTGATTCCTCAACATCTAATTGACTTTTAGTGTAATTAGTCGTTAAATAATCCTGATTATTTGGTTTTAAAAAATTAATTTTTCCAACACCTATTTGAGTTAAACTTGTTTTGTCTTCTCCTGTAATTAATCTACTTCTAGGTTGTAAATTACATTCTAAGTTAGCATACATTATTAATTCCTCATGAGGTATATATCTGTCCTCATAACCCCCATCAGTTCTAAAAACTTTATTTGGATTAATTAAAAAAATATTATTTATATCTGTTTCAATATAAATGTTTTTATCTGCCATAGTAATAATAATGTAATTCTAACGCTGAATTATAATCTAATAATGATGAATCCAAAGGAAATGGTATATTTAAAACGGCATTATCAGATATTGATAATTCCGACCCTCCATAAATTGGATTTGCCTGTAAAATTAACCAACCAAAAAAAGGAGTGCCGTAATAAAATTGAGATATTTTATCCAATCTTGATACTCCGAGTTTATAGATATATTTTTTATCAGTTCCTTTTTGAGGTAATTTAACATAAGGAATGTATGTTTGAACGTCCCCAACAATTAATTTTTGATATCTATTTAAATATTCATTAGCCATTATTAGGAAAATTTCTTTTTATCGTTAAAATTTCTATCTGAACCTGAGTTTTCACTACTGTAGATATTAATTAATCTTCTTTTTTGAGAGTTTGTACCGGAATCCGTTTGGAAATTTAGTGTTCTGGTTTTACCCTTAATTGATTTATTATCTCTTTGTGGATTATAATTTGAGTACGTTTGATATTCCGTCGATTGGAAAAACCCATTTATTACTTCCAATTCTTTTGTTTTTTCGGTATTAAAAATACCAGCAATGTTATTTAATTCTGTCGTAAGGACATCTGAAAATGCTGAGTTATCAATTCCGTTTAGTAACGCCTCTTTAAATGTATTTCTTTTTCCACTATCAATAATATCATTTGCAAAAAATGAATACATATAATTTAAAAATGTCCCAGGTTGTAATTCAGAATCATCAACAAAAGGTACAAAGTCACTCGGGGTGTCGCCAGTAACTCCCTGTTGTAATTTAGTTTGACCTTCTTTAGGATATACTTGTATTTCACCTAATTTAGTCACATATTCATTTAAATCATTGGATATAACTTGGTAATCCTGAACCATTTCAGAAATTTCAGTAGTTCCTGATAAATCATATATTTTAGGTTCTCCATTACTTAATATTTTACCATCAGTACTCGTAAGTACTAAATCAAGTTTTCTAAAAATTTGAATGTATTCGGCTTGGGTATTTGCGAATGTGTCCATACTTGAATACAAACTATTAAATCCGTTTGACGCTTTATCCCTTACTAATTTTTTAAAATTATTACTGAACTTTACTCTTTCTAATGCAGGCATTTGTGCTTGTTCTAAAGCATTATTTAAATCATCAGTACCTAATGTAATTTTACTAATAAGTAGTGTTTTAATTGTTGCAATTGCCAATGTTCCGGATGTTTTACCAAAAATTTTAGTGTCATATGCGGTACCATATTGATTAAGTTCTCCTGTATAGAATCTTCTTTTATTTGAGAATGCGTGGTAAAGTCCGTAACCATATTGGTCTATTGTTGATGATACAAACTTGGTTGTTTGGTCAAAATAATTTTTTGTTTGGTCAACCATATTATCAAAAAAGTTAGTATAACTAATTGTACCTGTTTGAGCAGTTCCTGTAAATGGTGTACTTGTTAAAATTTGTCCAATAGTATCACCTCCCTCATTCTGTGATAAATTACCAACATCATTAATATTCGCTAATGGTTCTCCATTAAATATTGAATTAACTAACTCGTTGTCAAGAGCAGTTGTATCTTCAGTAACGTCAGCCCTATCATCATACATTTCAGTGTTAGCATAATAGTTAAATGAAAGAGCATTTTGTAATTTTTCAACAGGTTCTTTCAAACCGTGACCTCCAATCATTTTAAAGTTAATAGATACTGATGCAATCATTGGTTGTACCCCAATACCTTCAGGATTGATATCTAAATTTTCATATGTAAAACTAACACTATCAGGTATTATTTTTGTATTATAAAAGTCACCAACTCTTAAAATTAATACAGGTGGTGTTCCGAAATTTGTATTAAACGCATCATTATAAACTAATTCGCCACCCTTCCTAGTCGGCATTGTTTTACCAGGTCTAACACACTGATTTAAAAACGTAATTCTTGAATTTAATCCTTCGGGTGTAATTGAGTGAAACGCCGGATTAAAATATTTTATTTTTTGTTTTATTGAGTCGTATAAAAATGGACTATCAGTTTTTAACATTTCAAAGTAATCGGATTCAACCAATAATTCTCTTAATATTTTTTTACTTATGTTTTTTGTTTTATCAATAATATCTGTTGTAGGTTGTGTTGGTAATCCGTTACTAATATTTGAATTTGGTCTATTCTGATTATTTTGATTTTCCCCTTCAGGTTGTGGTGGGTTTGGAGTAACCGTAATATTAGTAATTAATGCCGAACTACATGCGTAACTTTTTATTGGGTCAGTATTATCATATTGATTACTATCACAAGTATATGTTGACTGAATGTTTGAATCAGGTGAACTTTTTGGATTAACACTACCAAGTATGTCTCCCAAAACCTCAATTTGTAAATCTCTATTTTCAATAAATTTATCAACCCCTAACGTTTCAAAAAATTGTATAATAGAATCATTAATATCCGAACTACTAACAGGTGATAATGATGGTGTTACCTCTAATTTTACTTTTCCCTTTTTTTGTTGCAAAATATCAATTATTTGAGTTCTTATACTTTCTAACTCAATAAAATTATATTCAACAATATTTTCTTTAAACCCAATTGATGAGTCGGTATTTAAGGTAGTTAGATTATTTACAACATCATCATAAACATCGTCATATAATTTTTTATTATCACCCTTAGGATTAAAATAAAATGAAATCCCATTCCAACCCGTAACGTCTAAATTTTCTGAATTATCAACTTCTTCAGCGTTATTTAAACCGTCAGAAACACCTTGTATATCTTCTTCATTAGCATTTGGATTATCTAATATTGATTGATACGCTTCTTGTATTGTACCTAAACTAAGTGAATTAAATTTTTTGGCAAGTTCATATATATCATATTTTTTTAATCCCGCAAAAAACGAATTAATAACTTGTTGTGTGGTAAAATTATCTTCCTTATTTAATTCTTTATTAACAATTAAATTCATTACCGACGGATAGTCAACAACAATTTTAAAAGTTAAACTACCACCTCTTGATGAGTTCTGATAAGTATAAATTGGCTCAGGTCTTCCTAAAAAATTAGTGGCATTCCACTGAGCACTTGAGTTATCTGAAAATGTTAAGTCATACGGAGGGAACCACATAATTCTACCTCCATTAGGTCCTTTTTCACAAGCAGGTAATTGTTCATATTCTGATGAACCCTTCCACGCTAAATTCTCAATTGAAAACATGTACTTTTTAACTTTCCCATCTTTAACACTTGTTCCTCCATTCTTATATGGTGTAATGTTTAAATTGTAAGTACTATCTAAAACAGAGTATGAAAATCTTCTAATATTCCCATTTGTCTCAGCACCTGAAGTATTGGCGATTGTACTTTGTAAATTTGAATATGTAAAATATGGGTTATCTTTAGCAAAAACTCTACCATATTCTTTACCTACTTCTTTACCTTTTTCGTTCACATATCTCTTAACTTTTGAACCCTTTGTGATTTCTTTGTATCCATCCCAAAAAACTTTAGATACTTGATTCATTGCGTTACCCACATGTGCTAATCTATCTTTACCCCTATTAGGTGTTGAGTCAATAATTCTTTGTGTCGCATCAAGTATGGAGCCAGGTCTAAATTCGTAATCAGTTGATAACACTTGGTCAAAAGATGACCTTAGTGTGTTTGAGGCATTATTTTTACCAAATTTTTCCCCTCCTTCTCCAACTTTTTTAAATGCGTCTCTTGCTCTTCTTTTTTCCACCCATACAAACCCACCATCAAAAACAGGTCTTTCGTCATATGTTTTTGAAGCCATTCCAAATTGGAAATTTTGATTACCATCAAACAATGTCGCCAATTTATCAGGACCATAAACTGTTGTGGTGGTAACAGTACCTTCAGCATTTTTAGGTACATCATCAGCCGGTGACATAATTAATGCTCCCGCCAAATTCTGATTACCAACGTAAAAATTTTCTTTTTTATCGTAGTTTGGTTTATACTTATTGTAATCCAAATTAGCAAATAATGCCGATTTTTGACCGCTACCTGTATTAGCTAAAAACTTTTGTGAAGGTGAATTACTATTTGATAAGTTCTTTAATCCTCTTTGTAATAATTGCCCCGCCTTTGTTGACCTTCTTTGTGGACTTTCAAAATAATCCCCTTCTATTGGTGACTGTGGATAATAGGTACCTGTAATTCTTTGAGCCAATGAAAATGCTTGGTCTAATAGTCCGTCGGGTACAGTGATTTTCCAATTCTTATCTGTAAGTGGGACTTGTCCTGTAACAAATAATGAAATGTCAGGTTGATTTAAAATGTTTATTCTTCCTAACGAATTTTTCCTTACTTCTTCAAAAACTCTTTCTTCAAACGAAAACTTTAATTGTTCCGCTCCAATTTTTTGGATGTATGAATCATTTTGAGTCGCTTGATTATTTGAGATAAGGTCCAGCATACTGTAAGTTCCCTGAACAAACTCAGGATAAACTCCATTAAATTGTAAATCTTTTTGTACAATAACATCGGTAGTAATGTACATATCTTCGTAACCTTCGTTGGGTACGAATCGATTTAATATTTCAGAATTGTCAATGTAAAATTCATTAACTAAATCTAATTTAGCATCGCTATAATCATATTCTGACTTTGGTGGAAATACAGGAGTTGTCCCGTCAACATTGGTGACAGTATTAATTACATTTGCTAATGTAACTGTATTAATTAGGTCCGCGCCATCGACGTATTTTCCACCTTCTGAACCATACTTGTTAGGAATTGTTTCGTATTTTGCCTCAATTATAATACCTGTACTAATATTTTCAGTATCAATAATTGTATCATTAACTGATATCTGTGTCTCATAGTTAATTGGTTCTTGAGCCGGTGTAAAATTTCCAACCACATTGTATGGTGGCAAATTTTTAACCAACATTTTTTTTCTGAATTCTTCAGAACCTTGTAAACTAAGTTTGTTTTCAGACATTAGAATATTTTATATATAAATAGACCAAAATAGAATTTTTGGAACTATTAAACTTTGGAGAATTCTAAAGCTGCTTTGATTTTATTTTGTAAATCAGGACTGCTTTTTATTGCGTCTGCAATACGATTACCTAAGGCAGTTGCCTCATTCATACCTAAATTACCCAAATTAGCATTATTATCTAGCATAACTTTAAATGTTACCTCACCTTCAACCTTACTTTGGTTTGTAATAGTAGTATTAGTATTATTTGTAATAGTATCGTTTACTGATAATTGTTGTGACTTGGACATTAATCCTGTCCCTCCAATAACTAAATCATTCTCATCAAATTTTGTAATTCCTTGACCGGGTCTCCAAATAAAATCTTTACTTCCAGTTGCAGTGTCAATTGCGTTAGTAAATTTATCTATACTTTTAATTAAATTTTCATGAGTAATCCCAATTTCGTCTAAAGATTTTCCCAAAATTGGTAATTTGTTACCTATCTCAATTAAAGTGTCCACCTGAGGTTGTATTACCGATTTAGTAATTACATCACCAATATCACCTCCTAAATCTTTCATACCCCCAATAATTCCTCCAAAATCCCCTTTAGCTATTGCGTCAACAATTGAAGTTAAATTTTTTGATGTATCATTTAAAGTTTTAATAAGTTTTTCATTATTTAAATTTACGTTTTTTATAGTCTCTTGAGTTTTAATATCAACACTGTTTAACGCTTTGTCTAAATATAACTCTCCAACTTGGGACCCAGCAACTGACATAGGAATTGCATTTTTGAATGCGTCAATTTTAGCAATTATTTGGTCAGCCTTTCCTAGTTGTTCTTTAGCTAAATCAATCATTTTTTGTTCAGGGGAATCTCCTTCCTCACCACTTTGATTTTCCAAAAATTTTTTAATTTCCCCCTCACTTCCTTTTAATTCATCTAAAGTTTTTTTAATAGTTTGACCACTTTCATCTTTAAATTCAATTTGGTATTTTCCGCTTTTTTTATCTAATTTTGACAAATTAGCAATTTGTTCTTGTTGTTCTTTTGTAAAATCTAAACCTGAAAAATTTATTTCAGACAACTTTTTTTTCAATTTAGAACCCTCAATACCCATGTTAAACATCGTCTTTTCACTATAACCTAAAGCATCTCCTATTGCTTTAATCTCACGTCTAGCGCCAGGCATTATTTGAAAAGATTTTGTTTTTTCATCAAAATAAGTGTACTTTTCCATCAATTTAGATAATTGATTTTGTAACTCAGGTACATTATTTTGAGCTAAATCCATTAATCTTAGTGGGTCCGCCAATTGACTTGTTGCCCCTCCTAATCGTTGTAAAGCATTCGCAGTTTCAATCGCGTTTTCAGGACTAAGTAATTTTTCGGCCAAACTAAAAGTTTCACCCATATCAATTCTAAACATGGCAGCCTTTGCCGCCATTTTAGCTAAACCACTAACTCCACCTTCAAATGTATATTTATTTAACTTATCTAAGTTATTTGTGACTAAAGAAGTAACCGCTCTAGCATTAACCCCCATATTTTGAGCAATTTTTTGGGTTTTATACATCTGTTCAGTTATTTGTTCAGCTTCATATCCGGCGTCCATAAAATTTTCTAATAATGTTGCAGATTGGATTCCCGTTACTTTTTGAGTTGCAACAAGTCCTTCTATTACTTCTTTACTTGCAACTATGTTTTTTCCAGATTTTGTGGCTAAATCTTGTTGGATGGCCGTCATGTCTTCTAAAGACCCTCCCATTAACAAAACTTCGGGTGACGCTTTAGCAAAATTTTCTT